GTTAAACAGTTTAAAAATTATTTATTACTATTTGATGAAGAACCTTTTATGGAATTTGAAGATGGTAAATGTAATATAGCTTCTACATGCAAAGATCTAAGTATAACTTTACGAGTTAAATTGACACTTAATTGTATATGGTTAAATGCTATGAATAAAATTGGAGTGGATAAAGATATAGTTTATGAATTATGGTGGTATTTGTTTCAAAATCCACAAAAGAATTGCATGGAAATGAAGAAATTCTCTCATGCTCATTTTGAAAATGTGTTTTCGAACTCAGTTTCCGGGTTGAGATGTAAATGGTTAGGAGAAAATTTAGAGGTGCCAGTGTACACAACGATTGATACTAATGATGCATCAGTGAATTTATTAGATTATGATGTATTGAAAGAAAATACAAATTTAATGATTAAATTAGGATTACCAAAATTAGCTAAGAAAATGAATGAAATGGTTAGCGCTGAAGTAAATGATTATAATTTAGGTTTTGTACCATTTTTGACTTTTATGGAAGCAGTCACAGGTTATTTTAGAAATGATTACGCTCGGGAATCAATAGAAGCGAATAAAGAAGAAAGGGAAAATATAGCTAAATTTACTGAGCAATATCCCGATGGGCCAGCTTATCAAAATAATTTAGTCAAAGTATGGAATGATTTCCTCAACGAATGGGAGCCACCAACTTTGGAAGAATGGGAGGCCAGTATTCCAAATCAATTAACAAACAGAAGCAGTGGGTTACAAATGCAATCAAGAGCTGAGATTATGTTTAATTATGAAGGAAAAGAGATTAAAATGAGATTAAATGATAAGATGTTACAATTTTTAATAGACCCAGCTGCAAGTTTACCCTATGATGATACAGTATTTAAAACACTATCAGATGAAGATCCTGGATTAATATTTACAAGGTCAGTGCCATCCAGGAAAACACGTTTAGTATTTGCTGGGGTATTAAAGAGACATATTATTGAATCATTATTTGTACCAAGACTAATGCAATATCAAGCAAATTTTAAATTTATGGGCGAGAGAGTTTTTACATTGGGTGCTGATACTGGAAGGTTTCTCTCGGACCATTGGGAATGGTTGAAAGCCACAGGTGATGGTGATTCATTTATTATGTTATTAGATTTTAGTGGATATGACACAACTCAAAGATGGATAAATAGCAGAAAATACTTGATTGAATTATTTAGAAAATATGATATAATCAAACAGTCTGCTAAAATAGTGAACAATAAATCAGCTTATGAGTTAGTTGCTGATCATTGGGAATCACTTAAAGATTGTGTTTATGATATGAAATGGGATTCAAAAACTAATATACCACTAAAACAAGATAAGTTATTGTCAGGTGAATTTGATACATTATGTTATAATAGTATGACTAATTTAGCTTTTTTCAACACCTTTTTAGATGAATTATCGATTAAAGGTTATACTAAATATATGAAATATAAAAGTGTGAGGATACAAGGAGATGACCAGATTGCGGTATTTACTCCTCAACCAGATTACCTTCTATTAAATCTAAGAGGTAAGGCTAAAGTAATAGACGATATACGTGCATTAATTGAAGATTTAGCCAAAAGATGTGGTTTAATAACTAATAAGAGTAAATTAGGTGCTAGGGCTTATCATTTTGAATTTCTTAAAAAAGATGGAATCTTTGGTTATGTTAATCCTAGATTTACGCAGTTACAAGCGAATGAACAAGAAAACATAAGTAGGGTCGAAGATCCAGTAACCAGAATGATTGGTAGAATAAGTTTCATGCGCGAGATAGTATTTAGAGGAGGTGACCCTAAAATATGTTTAAGAAGAATATTAATCGAATGGACCTTAATAAGGCATATACATGATATCAGCTATAATGATATAAATGGTTATAAAAAGAAAGAAATAATTAAAAGATCATTACCGCATGCTCTACTACATGTGCCTTTAGCAAAAGGAGGTTGTGGGATGCTACCATCTGGATTCATAGATCCAAACGTTGATATAATATTAATGAAGTATCCATTTGACAAAGAAACAGACATTATAATGAGGAAGATAGTGTATGGGTTAGAAAATGTAAATGTGAATTCAGTAAGGAATGTCGCTGATGCTATGATGCCATTATTCAGCAAAGGTGTTAAATGGGTAAAAGAGCATGATGATATGGTTAGAAGCGAATTCTCAAAAAATTCTTATGATTATTTAATTAAAAATTATAATTATGATATGAAAGAAACAGCGTATTTTAAACGCCATAATAAAATCATAAAGCAAGCATTGGAAAGTAGTAGTAAAGCTACACCATATAAAGAGAAAGATAAGATTAAAAAATATAAATTAGCATTAGATAAGATACGAGTAATTGATGAAGATTTGAAAAAAGGTAAAAAATTTGAATGGCCTGATTGGAGAGATAAATTAATAAATGAAATAGAATTTGTAGAATTATGTGATATGCCGGATAAAATAGATGTAAACGTAATGGCCGGAGCGCATGATTTAGTAAATTCGTTTATGAAAAATATAGGAGTGTCATCGCAGAGTGATACATCATTAGTAGATGTGTATGATTCTTTAAAGAAATTAATGGATGACCCTTTATTTCCAGCTAATATGAACGAAAATAGACCTGAAGCTATAGCACAGACGATAATTGATAATGACTTATTTAATACAGACGCTATAACTCATTTTCTAATAGCGCGTGGTGCTCAGAAAGATTTGGCGAATTCAGTTGCAGAGAAAATAGGTAGTAATATAAATAATTTACAATTCCTTAGGAAATTGGCAAGTTATTCAGTAGTAGGGGAAGGTTTTACTAATGAGACATTTGGGAATATGCTAGATTTTGTTAAAGTTATAGAACCGTTTGATATAGCAAGCAGCGCAATAAATCAAAAATTATATTTCTATGGATTTACATATATGAGAAATCAACCACTATGTGATAACAATGGTAATTATTTAAGAAGAAAGAAAATATTGGTTAAAGTGACTCAAGAATTTTTGAATGAAAATAGATTAATTATGTACCCAGGTACGAATAGAGATATATTTGCATCTGATCAATTCCTTAATTATAGCCGCTATAATAGCGACCAATAAACGTAAAAACTCGGTCTTTATTTGCAGTATAGGTCTAGAGTAATAAAGTTACAACTCCTAG